TATCTAATTTAAGTCCTGATAACTCCTTAGCTCTTGCATATTCTTTTGAAATCTCGTTTACTACTTCATCAGTAAGTTTACTGATATTAACTTTTGTTTTTAAGTCCTTCTCGATATATTCAATTGCTTGTTCTCTTGTTTTTATATCCCTAAAACTAACTTCTATATATTGCGTTGCTCTTTTAACTGTTTTTAAATCTTCAGCAAAACTTGCAAATCGTTTAGGAACAAATCTTATTTGCTCCCTTTGTGGTTTTCTTTTTAAATAAGGATTTACATTTATAAATTCTCTTAACTGTTTCTGTTTCTTACTTACTAATTTTTTGTATTCCTCTTTATGTGTTAATTCATATGCAGTTTTATTTTGTCTTACTTCTCTTTCCAATCTTCTTTGCTTTTGTGAATTTGTATAAACTATTTCATTTGCTTTTTTTTCTCCATACTGGTCAATTAGTTTTTGTTCTTCTTCTGAGTATAAGTATTTGGGTTTGTGTCCTGTGTAAGGTGTAAATGTATGCCTGCAATTAGGATGAAATAAATGGTTATCTTGTGCTTCCTGAAGTGATGGGTATCTTTTATCATTGCCTGAGATACTTAAAACTTTTCCATTATACCGTTGACAATATTTACAGCAACCTAAATGTGAACTTACTAATATTAAGTCATTACCTGTTTCTTGAAGCCTATTTAATTTACCTTCTCTTTCAGCTTGTAATGTCATAGTTCTTGAAACCATCTCTGAATACTCATCAATGGGAATGTTTCTACCATTCTTTGTTGTAAAGCTTATAATTCCATCATCAGTAAACTTCTGAATTAATTCATCTGTATACATTTGTCTTGTATACAAATCGCCTTCTTGAAAATTATCTGCATATACAGTAGTTGCAGTTTTGTAATATACATCATTTATTCCTCTTGTTATATGATTAATCATCTGGTTACCTATTATTTCTCTGTTTGCTAAGATAACTCCTAAAGCAGATTTGTGCCCTGTAAAGTTTTCTAATCCTACCCCTTTTTTAAGTATCTCATCAAATTCGTTTGTGTCTTTGTAAAGAGGTTTTTGATTTAAATTAACTGGTGTTATCTTTTTAACTGGTTTACCTTTTATACTTTTTGCACCTTTTAAGTAATCATTAACTCCTTGATTTTTCCAGTTATTTAAATTCATTTGTAACATTTGTAAGTCTTTACTAATTAAGTATTTAAAATCACTATTTGAAATTAAGTTCCCGTTTCTGATTGCCTGTATTAAAATAGCTTTTAATCTGTTTAATAACTGAATTAAAAACTTGTCTAAGTTCATAATATTTCATTCAACCCAGATTCTATCTATCTCTGCTTGTATTTCTTCCTCGCTCCAGTCTGGGAATAATAATTTAAGTGAAGTGTAATTACTCAATAATTGAACTTGCCTCAAATTACGTATTGTGTTTGAAGTTTGTTCTAATGAAGTCTTTACCTCACTTGGGAATGTTACATTAAAGTCAACTTCTTTATCTCCATTATAAAACACTCTATCAAACTCTTGTAATTGCCAGAATAGTTCTTCTAATCCATCTTGCCAATATTTTATTTTTTTCTTTCTTGTTAGTAATGATTTACCTTGCATAATATTTAATGCTGTTCCACTTTCCGCTCTTCCTTCTATATCCATACCAAATGATTGAGGTGCATATCCTGCCCGTGTTGTTACTTCCCTTATTAAAGTTAATGCAGTTTCTTTATGCTCGTTGACTCTAATTTGAAATTGTAAAGGTTCAATTGGTTTATAGTTTACATTTGCCAATTTGTTTTGTGTTAAATCAATCTTTAAATAAACTTCATTATAAACATCAAACTTTCCCTTTCTTAATATCTCTGAGTCCACAAATATTCTTGCCATTCCTAATCTCAAATCTCTTATCCAGCTTGAGAATGTTTCGTCTAAGGAGTCTAATAAGCTTATTAAGTTTTCACAGTCTGCCCTTCCTAAAGGTGATAAAGGATACATTAAATTTGGTTTTAAGTTAGGTATATAAACAACTCCTAAATCATTAATAGGAATTATAATATCTTGCAAGTTTAAAACTGCAACTTCTTCAATCTTATTAATATCAACTTCTCTTCCTAAATTATCATCTGAACCTTCATATAACTTGTAAGTGATATTTAAACTTCCATTTATGATTTCCCTTGTTTCAAATAATCTAAATACTTTAAATTCATCTTTGAATTCTTGCCAGAATATAACCTTAACCAACTTACGATTTTTAAAAACTGGTATTGTGTAATAAGGAACTGAAACATTTATTAAAGGATTGTCTTCACTTGAGTCTATATCAATCTTAAAATATATTCCTGAGAATGCACTACAAAGCTCTGCACTTTCAATTAATATTGAGTCAAAGGAATTGTTATAAAGTATTTCATCTAACCTATCTTTGTTTAGGTCTTTTTCACTTATGTAATGAAAGCTTTCTGAAAATAATAAGTTCGCATTAAGAATTGCAATATCATTCATCAAAGGCGTATGTATCATTACCCTTCTTTCTTTCAATTCCTCTGTGCTCCAAAACTTATCTAATACTTTATTTGAGTAGTAGTTTGCTAATTCCTCTGTATTACAGGAATACCATTTCATTAATTCTAAATCCTTCTCTGCAATATCATTCTTTAAATAAGGATACTTAAACATTGATTTCTCCTTTCTGATACTTAGAAGCAAAGAATGCAATTACTGAGTCTGTTCTATGGTCGTCTTCTTTTACTGGTTCCTCTGTTCCCTCTTTGAATGAATAAGCTTGTAGGTTTCTTTTTGTTTCTAAGTCATTTATTATTAATTGTTTTTTTTCTAAATACCATCTTATGACATTTATGCTTATCTTTTTCCAAACTGAAAAAGCAACTGGTATAACATTCACATTTTCGTCTCTTAATACTTTTGCAAGTTCAATATTTGAGTCATTAGGATTGGAGTCTGCATAAATGTTTGTTATATTGTATTCCTTAACTAACTTTTTAATTTCTTCACATCTAACAGAAAGCTCTACATAGTTCCAAACAATACTTTTAACTAAGTATATTTTTTCTTTTGTAACACTGAATAATGACAAAACAGTTTCTTTATATCCCCAGTCAATACCTGCTTCCATTGTTCTCAGCTCATAATCATTCTTATATGCATTATCAAGTTGTTGATAATCAAATACTGAGTTCCTAAATGAAGGCCTCTTTAACTTATATTCGACATCAATCATTTGTTGTGTTAGTTGTTTTTGTTTTGTTTCCCATTCTCTTTTTGACCAAAATCCTGCAGGTTCTAAACATTCATTGATACACCATTTATAAATCTTTCCTTCTCCTTTATCGATTATTTCTTCCATTAGCCCATTAGGATTGTGTAAAGTAGAAGAGATTAATATTTGTGGTTTAATGCCATATGCTTCTTTTGGTTGTCCTAAACTTGCTAAGTAAATATCTTTATCCATTTCATCAACTTCATCTAAGAAAAGCTTTTGAGGATGAGGCCCTCTTACTGACTTTTGAGAAGCAGTCAAAATACTTACCCAACTTCCATTCACTAACTCATATTTTGTTTTGCTTAGTTCTCCTCTAATCATATTTAAGTTACCGCTTTCATACCAAAACTTTTCTAAGTAATCCATTACCTTTGATGATTGCTCAAATGAACCACCTAATACTGTTATTCCACAGTTTGGTTTATGAATGCTCATAAAATAAGCAAGTAATGCAATCATCATTGTCTTGCCACCGCCCCTGAAAGCCCACCAAATGTTCGTGTCATTTTCTTCATTATAGACATCCCATAAAGCTTCCATTGGAGTTGAATGTTCTGCACATATTTTCTTGTTTGGTATTTCTATTTTAAAGTTTGTATATATTAATGACCAAAGTTCTATCTTTGACTCTGGTCTGCAATTTTTAAGTAACTCAAACTCATTAATCTTGTTCATTGTTTTTGATTTTATAAATTAGCTCAAGTATTTCTTTCTTATGCTCATCAATATCTGATTCTGTTTCTATTGTTA